AAACAGGATTTAGTTTAGGTCGTGCATCAGAGATAACTAGAGATGAGGTCAAGTTCTCTAAGTTTGTAGACCGAATTCGTAAGAAGTTTGGTCGTGTGTTTACTGATATCTTACAAACACAAAGTGTATTGAAAGGTATCTTATCACAAGAAGAGTTTGATAACATTAAAGAATTCATTCAATATGACTTTAATGATGACAATCACTTCACAGAACTTAAAGAGACAGAAGTTCTTAGAGAAAGATTAAACACTCTAAGAGATATTGATGAGTATGTAGGAAAATACTACTCAAAAGAGTTCATTCGTAAGAGAGTTCTACAACAATCTGATGATGATATAAAAGATATCGATAAGCAGATTGAAATGGAGAAAGAGTTGGAACCAGATGAAGGTGAAGACGATATGAGTGATCTAGGAATTTAGGAGAAATTATGAGCGACAATTTAAGCAGACTAGCAGTAGATGCCATTGAAGCAGGTGAATTAAATCAAGCAGGCGAACATTTAAAATCTGCATTGATGGCGAAAGCAAAAGAAGCAGTTGACATCAAAAGAGTAGAGATGTCAACAAGTTGGATGGACAAACAGGAACCAACCAGCGAAGATGATTAGTTTTGTTGATCTATCTAAAGCACTTGACGAGGCAGCATTTAAGTTGCCAAGTGGTCATAAGCAATTAAAGACTACTAAACAAAGAGTTGCTGGAAAGATACACAACATAGTCTTTTCTCAAAAGGGGAGAGATACATTCGTTTTCGTGGATGGTCAGGAAACAGGTCCATATAAAAACCTTAAAGATGCTGAGAATACTGTAAAAGACTTAGCAAAAATCTTTAAGGAAATGGTAGACGACGGAATAGATCCGATGGAGGCACTAACAACATGAAACTAATATCAGAATTTACAACAAATGATTTGGGTTGTATAGTCGAAGAAAATGAACAGGGCAAAAAAAGACTACTATATACAAGGAGTCTTCATGCAATCTGAGATTAAGAATAGAAACGGAAGAGTCTATCCTAAGAAAGTTCTTGCCGAAGAAGTAGCAAGATACACTAAAGATTTTATAAAGCAAGATCGAGCATTTGGAGAGTTAGGACACCCACAAGGTCCAACTATTAACCTTGATCGTGCATCCCACCTCATTACAGATTTAAAAGAAGATGGGAATAACTTTGTGGGAAAAGCAAAGATTTTAAGCACCCCAATGGGTTCTATTGTTAAGAACTTAATTGATGATGGTGCAAAACTAGGAGTATCATCCAGAGGTCTAGGAACACTAGAAGAGAAGGGTGGTGCTCAGTATGTTAAGGGCGATTTTCAGTTAGCAACTGCTGCTGATATCGTGGCGGATCCTTCCGCACCTGATGCCTTTGTAAATGGTATCATGGAAGGTGTAGAATGGATCTGGGAAAATGGTATTCTGAAAGCACAGAAGATAGAGCAGTATAAGACTGAAATATCATCTGCAAAATCCTCTGAGTTGGAAGAAGCAAAATTAAGAGTATGGAACGACTTCGTTAGAAGTTTGTAACATATAAATAGTTTTGATTAAGAGTAAACACTAACTCAGAGTATAGGAGAAATTCGAAATGGCTGAGAACATTAAAAACACAACTCTAGAACTTGACGAGCAAGATGTTCAGTTAAAGGGTGCCGAGAAAGGTGACAAAAGTCATCCGAAACAAGGTTCATCCGATGCTGAAAAAATCGAGAAAGGCAAGGGTGATGTTGTTACTCCAGACGAGAATCCTGTTGACAAAGCAGTAGCATCAGTTAAAAAAGCATCTGATAATAAAGTCGCTCCAAAAAGAAAGGGTGACCAAGATGGTGGTGACAAAGTTGCTGCCAAAGTTAAAGAAGATGTTGAAACTGAAGAAGAAACTTCTATCGAAGAAGGATATTCTAAAGTTGAAATGATTAAAGCAATGGTCAACAAGTTCAAAGACATGGACAAAGAACAACTTAAAGCATCTTATGACAAGATGGTAGACAAAAAAGATGACGACGACGAAGACGACGACATGGAAGAGTCTACTAGAGCAGAACTTATAAGAGCAATTGCTGAACACCTAAAGTATGCCGACGAAGAAACAGTCGCAGAACATTTTGATATAGTAATCAACGAAGCAAAAGCAAAAGATGATGACGAAGATGACGAAGATGATGACGAAGATGAAGAGATGGACGAAGAAGTTCAAAAAGAACTTGAAGATGCTATCAAAGAAGTTGAAGTCAACGAAGACGTCGAAGCACTCGCTAACTCTCTTGGATTAAACGAAGAGAACAAAGCAAAGGCACAAACTATCTTTGAATCTGCTGTTGCTGTTAAAGTTGATGCTATCAAGAAAGAACTAGCAGAGCAATACTCAAACGAACATCAAACTGCTGTGGAAGAAAGCAAATCTGCACTCTCAGAGCAAGTTGATAAGTACCTCTCATATATTGCAGAAGAGTGGGTTAAAGAAAACGAACTCGCAATAGAAAGAGGTCTTAAATCTGAAATGACAGAGAACTTCATAGACGGACTCAAAGCACTATTCGTAGAGCATTATGTTGAAGTACCAGAAGAGAAGTACGATGTTATGGACGAGTTGGCAAACAGACTTGATGAAATGGAAGAAAAATTAAACTCAGAAGTTGAAAGAAATATGAAACTTCAAGAAGAGATTGATGGATTCCAAAGAGAGTCAGTAGTCAATGAAGCATGTGCAGATTTATCTGAAGCACAGAAAGAAAAATTACTTTCTCTAAGTGAAAAAGTTGACTTCCAAGACAAAGAAGATTTTGGCAACAAAATTTCTGAAATCAAAGAAGCATATTTTCCTACAGAGAAAACCGAAGACACTTTGATAGAAAGTTCTGAAGAAGGTCAGGATGAATGGACTGATACAGTTGTTGAGTCAACTGAGAAACCTGTTGATCCAACAATGGCAAAGTACGCAGAATTCGTATCAAAGGTCAAACCACTAACCTCAAAATAGGAGAAAGGTAATTAACTATGTTTATGACAGAACAATTACAAGAAAAGTGGCAACCTATTCTAGAGCATCCTGAAGTCTCAGAGATCAAGGATCCCTACAGAAAGGCAGTCACAACTGTTATTCTTGAAAACCAAGAAAAAGCATTGAGAGAAGATGCTGCAATGCTTGCAGAAGCAGCACCTTTAAACTCTACAGGAGCACCAATATCTAATTGGGATCCTATCCTAATTTCATTAGTTAGACGTGCAATGCCTAACTTAGTCGCATATGACATTTGTGGTGTTCAGCCAATGACTGGACCTACAGGTCTTATCTTCGCAATGAAAGCAAGATACAACGACTATCCTTCAGTTGCTAGAACAAGCAAAACAGAAGCATTAGGTATTAACGAGCCAGTCACTAGTTTCTCTAGTGCTGCAAACCCAACTGCTGCTGGTCCTTTATCAGCACAGATCACTGATCCTTTTGATACATCTTCACCTTCTTATGAAGATACAACTGGAACAGGTATGTCTACAGCAACTGCTGAGGCATTGGGTGATTCTGGTTCAAACTCTTTCGCAGAAATGGCATTCTCAATCGAGAAAGCAACTGTTACTGCAAAATCAAGAGCATTGAAAGCAGAATACACAATGGAATTAGCACAAGACCTTAAAGCAATTCATGGTCTTGACGCAGAAGCAGAATTAGCAAACATTCTATCTTCAGAAATCTTAGCAGAAATCAACAGAGAAGTTGTTAGAACAGTTAACATCCAGGCAAAAACTGGTGCTGCTGCAACATCAACTCCTGGTACATTCAACTTGGATGTAGATGCTAACGGAAGATGGTCAGTTGAAAAATTCAAAGGTCTTCTTTTCCAAATCGAAAGAGAAGCAAATACAATTGCTAAAGAATCAAGAAGAGGAAAAGGTAACATGGTTCTATGTTCATCAGACGTCGCTAGTGCTCTAGCAATGTCAGGTGTGTTAGACTATGCTCCTGCTCTTCAAACTGGTCTTAATGTTGACGATACTGGAAACACTTTCGCAGGTGTTTTAAATGGAAGATTCAAAGTGTATGTTGATCCATATGCTGGTGTTGACTATTTAACAGTAGGATACAGAGGTACAAACCCTTATGACGCAGGTCTTTTCTATTGCCCATATGTTCCATTACAAATGGTTCGTGCAGTAGGTGAGAACACATTCCAACCAAAAATTGGGTTCAAAACTCGATATGGAATGATCTCTAACCCATTCGTTGGATCAACTCCTTCTGATGGATTAGCGACTGCTGGTACAAACTTCTACTACAGAAAATTAGCAGTATCTAACATTTTATAATTTGATTATAAAAGATCTTAAAGGGCAG